ACAATCTTTATGGTTAGTATAAATTTCTACTTGCTCATTAGAAATAGCATCTGTTTTTTCAACATTCAATTCAATAACTGGAATAGAACTAAGACAAACGATAGGAGAATCTTTAGTCGCACCGTTACAGAAATCTCGAAGAGTAGTTTCTAAAACATCACTACCAATCAATCTACAAGCAACCGAATTACCTCTTAATGTTTCAGCATATTCAACGCTAAAGCCAAGAAACATCATAGGACGAATCTTGTACTCATTACCATCAAGAGTAATAGCAGAATTAACAACAGGAATATTAATAATATGAAAACCGTTAGCTGCATTATAGAAACTAACTTTTTCATTAACTCCTACGGAATCAGTATCAATAGAATATCTTGCACTTCTGTACAAACTTCTAAAGACATTAATAGGAGACATAGTAGAAGGCTGTGTATCCACATTTTCTTGAAAAGCAGTACGAACGCCATTAACAAGCTCTTGTTGAGTTTTCTCTACAATAACATTATTAATATAAACGTCAATACTCTCTGGAAGAATACCTCTAATAAGTTGAGCACCCATCTGTTGTCCTAAGACACGAAAGGTATTGTGCATTTGTTGAATGTCCATATTAGATATTCTTTAGTTTACTATAATAAGCATTAACGATAGAAGTATTTTCTGGATTCTTGAAGTAAGCCACTGCTTCTCCGATATTTGCACCAATGAAATCACCATCAGGAGTAGTAATATTCTGATTGTATTGAGAACGAACCAGTTCACCACGTGCAATGAGAGTTTCAATAGTAGCAATAAGTTTTGCGTCTTTGTTATTAAATATTCTATTAAACTTAACAGGTTCGTCAGAACTAAACTTATCAAGTTTAATTTCTCTTTCAATTCTATTTTCTGCAAGAGAAGAAATAACAGGAAGATTATTCATAACACAATACTGAACATAAATAGCGTCGAACAAAGTATTATCAGCAAGACAAGCAACATAATTAGCTTTAGCTTTATTGACTTCCATACGATACTTACGACGTTTCTCGTTTTCTTTTTGGTCATCTTTAAAGTAAAATCTAATAGATTGGTCGCTATTAATAAGAGCGACATCTTTAGCAACATCTCTATAAAGTAAACAATGACGATACATGAGATATTCCTCTATATTAAGAGGATAACCGTATTCATGTTTGGTACTCTCAAGAGCATTCAGTTTAGTAATCTTCAATTTAAGAGCATCTTTAAGCTCTTTAATATTTTGACGATTAACCTTCTGATATTCTGTTTCAATCTTATCTTCTTCAGCTTTAATTCTATAATAGTCTTTCTTATGATTATAGTGGAAACTAATATCAAAAGTCCGACCGAGTTCATCGACACTAACACTAATATTATTCAGATACTTCTTAACGCGAGTAATAAAACTCATTTCGTTAGCAGCGACACCAACCAGATTAGGAAAATAAGCTTCAACTTCTTTCTTATTAGATGCAAGAATACGAGATGAACTAACACTACTTCCAATAAAATCTTTACGTTTAGGAAGAACTTTATCGTTAGCTTTACGATACATAGAATAGTTCTTAACTAAAGAAATAGTTACAGAACGTATATCATTATATTCGTCATCAAGATTTTCTTGCTTATCTCCAGTAGCAGGTTCATTAACCTGTTCCTCTACGGGGGAGGTTACGCTATCAGTTTTCTGTTTATCATCTTCGGCATTAGGTTTATTAAACCCAAATTGTATGCCATTAGCAGAATTATTATCCATATCTAAATTAGTTTATCAATTATAACTTACATTCAAGGTAGAACATCTTGGTAGAGTTATTAACTTGCATACCAAGAGAAGATTTAACTTCATAACGTGCCATATCAATTTCAGTAGCAGCATGGTTAGTATTAGGAAGACCCCAGCAAGCTGGAATATCAGTCATACCTTCAATAACCTTAGCTTTATAAACCTGACCCTTCTGACGAACCATACGAACATTACGTTGTCCTTCATAAGAAGAGAAGTCGATGAAAGCAGCACGGTGAGAAGTAATAGGCAAACCAGAACGTGGATGAATCAAACCATTCTGTTTAGCAGCCTCAGCAATTGTACCTTTATCAAAGAACGAACAATGCTTGCAAGTAATAGTATGGCCATCAACAGTCTTATACTTACGGAAGTAAGCACCATACTCAAGATTATCACCATTACCTTGAATTTCCTTATCACCAAGAGGAGTTAAGAAGCCATTCTCTTTAGCGTCTACTTTCATAGCCTCATCGAAGTCTTCCATGAAACCTTTACCACCCATAAGAACAATGTTCATAGAGCCAGTATCAGTATCACGGTCAAGAACATCTCCGACAGTTCTCTTAAGTTTACCCAACGTCAAATACTCACCATAAGTATCATAGTTAGATTCACGACAAATCTCTAACATACCAGAAGTATGAGGAATAGGTTTTCCGTTATCACGGTCTTTAAGAGCAATCTCACCATTAGTATTACGATTATATTCAGCCATCCACAGACGCTCTTCATTCATAACACGCATAGTAAGATTAAACTGACGCATCTCTTCATTAATCCAAAGTTTAGAACTACCACCACTTGCATTTTTAAACTCGTATTCAGTTACAACATTAGCAAGATTACCAGCAATTTCTTTAGAATAACGATGGAACTCAAGTTGAGAAGTCATCTTACCCGGCCCCATAGAATTACTACGGTTTCCTTTAGAATAAGATTCAGAGATAGTCGGAGCACTCATAGACCAATACTTACCTTTAGCAAGCATTTCAGGGTCAATAAAAGCATTAGGATTAGGAGAAGCTAACTTAAGAATATAACCATATCCATAAGGAGATTCACCTAAGTCTTTCTGAACACGAACATAAGTCTTGCCATCAGGAGCAATCAAACCATATTGTTCAATAAACCAGTGAGTACTAAAATGAACTTCAAATTCAGCACCACCAAGACCAGGCTTAGTATTAGCTGTATTAAAGTAAGTAACGAAGTCAGTAAACTTCATACGACCCATCGTACTCCAAGTCCATTGAACAGTCGCAATATCAGAAACACCAGAACTTCCCTGACCTTCAGTCATAAATGACAACGGAAAACGGTCATCATCCATACCATAATTATACGTCAGAAAAGCATTAAGTTCCACAGGTTTTTGTAATTGAAGATAAGCAATAGACTCTTCATTAGAATAGCCTCTATCTTCATACTTACCCTGCGAAAGAATACGCATTTTATACATAACTCAAACTTTTAATTATTTGTAACCAAAATCAATTGTACCATTTCTTTTAGTACTATCATCTGCTGGACGAGTTATTCTAACAGTTTGTTTTCTATCTTTAGCTTTAAGACGGAGTTCATTTACTTTCTCTTTATTGATAGCCATACTAACAAGATTAGAATAATTACCGCCAACAAACTTTAAATAAGCACGAAGAATCTCATCATCACGACGACTTTCAGCAGTTTCTTTTTCAAGGTCGCGTTCATAAGCAGATTTACCTTCTTGGTCAATACGATAAAGATAATTAAAGAAATCTTCTGGAGTAGCTGAAATTTTTTGACCATTTCTACTAATAACAATAGATTCTGGAATTTGATAACCAGCTATCTTACGGCTCTTGACTACATCATGAACACCATTCCAATATGCTTGAAGTTCTTTAATACGTTCAGCTTCTTTACGCTCAGCTTCAGCGGCAACCTGTTTACGTCTTTCTTCATCTGCTTCTTGCATACCAGCAAGTTCTTCCTTAGCTGTAGCAAGTAACGTACCAGAAGATTTAAGATAATTAATATATCCTTCTACATCTCCTTTACGACCTTGTTCTTTCCAAGCAGTCTTGATAATAGAAATCTGTTGCTCTTCATTAGAATCATCAATAGTAATATTTGAACGGTCAGGAGTTTCATTAAATCCTTCAAGAGAATTGCCATTAGCAATATAATAATTTAGTACATCATTAAGAATAGGATATTTTTGATACAGAGTATTAATAGCAGTTTCATAATGTTCTTGTTTAGAACTCTCTATAACAGCATCAACGTATGCTTTAACTCCCTCAATAGTATTATCAAATTTAATAGGTTTATCATTCTCATCAGTAACATCAATACCGATTGCGTCTTTAATAGCATCGATAGATAATTCATTACCATTATCTTCTATAGACTCAAATTCATCAAGCCAAGCATTAACGTCTTTAGCTTCTTTAAAGATATTCCCATTAGTATCAAGAACATTACCATTTTCGTCTATTTTATAAGACGTTTCACCAATAGTAATAGTAGTACCGGGAGTAAGATTCCGTTCACCTTCTTTACCACCTTCGCCTTCACCATCACCATCTTTTTTGTCTTTCCCTTCTTTATTATCATCCTGCTTGCCATCTTTATTGGCTTTATCTTTATCTTCAGCAGAATCATCTAAATTATCAGGAGGAACACCATCTTTGTCATGTTCTATTTTACCAGTATCAAGATTAGTAACATCATTGTTGTCATTTTTGTTTGCGGAATCAGCATTATTAGCTTTAGAAGCTCCGCTATAACCAAAATCCATATCCATATAATTAATTATTTAGAAGTTTAACATTAATACAATAATAAATAGTATCTACATTAATATCAATAGCAGCAGCAAAAACTTCACAATTATTCCCAGCTCCAGCACCATCATTATATATACTGTTTAGCTTGTATTACATATTTTGCTTTATTTCCTTGCCCGTAGAGGAACGAACTCATCTCGTCCTATACTCTTTATCATTAGAAAAATTATCTCTCAAATCAAAGCTCTAAACAGCTCCATATACAAACAATTCAGCCCTACTCTACTATTACATAGAATAGGGCTGTCAGCATCAGTATCAAATCCACCTTATTTCTTAGAAGTAGATTTAGACTTAGAATCATATCTATTTTTATTCTCTTTAGCAATCTTAAGTTTAGTATCAATATCGTGCATCTTAACTTCTCTATCTCGTTCCTTATTGAAAGTATCAAGTATAGCTTTCTGTCTTTCAACATTAACTTTCTCTTGTTCAACACGAGCGCGAGCTGCATCCAAACGATTCAATCCAGCTTGTTGATTAGCCTCACCTATTTCTGCATTATAACTAAGCATATTAGCATCAGCACGTATAAGTTCAATCTGTTGGTCAAGATAACCTTCAAGCTCTTTAGTTTTACGGTCTTCTTCACCTTTAACTCTAATCTTTTCAACTTCAAATTCTTGTTGCATTTGAGCAAGCTGTTGGTCCATTTGTTTAAGCTGTTCTTCATGAGCATCTTTTTGCTCTTGGAACTTCTTAATAAGTTTACTAATTGTAGCAACATTATCTCCCTCAATAGCAGCAATAGCCATCATGTTATCACCATTCTGTGCAGCACTAAAAGCATATTGTTGAAGCTGTTGAAGTTTATCTCTTTCTTTAGTAGAAAGTTTACACTTAATAATATAATCAGCATAAACGTGTTTATCAATATCAAGACTAATATACTTCAAATCTCCATGTTGGTCTCGATAAGAAGTATCAAGTCCATCAATCCAAGCAAGTTTAGAATAATCTAAATCACGTCCATAATCACGTTCACGCATACAATCCATAATAAATTCTATAAGTACAGAACCCATAGAACCACGAATAATAGCTTCTTCAGTAACTCCTTTACCAGCACTATTAGCAATCTCACCATAACGCTGTGCAGTCATATCAACTTGCTCATTAGCTGCATTCTTAATCTCAGTAAGAAGATTATTAATTTGAGTAAGATAATCTCCCATATTAGATTCAAGCATACGAACTTGTTGAGCACGAAGCATACCTTGGTCATTAGTATCGTCAATATATAACACGCCATCAGCAATCATCTTATAAATAGTTTCTTCTGGATATTTACCAAGAAGCGACTTAGCAATAAGAAGTACATTAAGTTTATTCTTAGCAATAATCATTTCTCTATGATAAGAAACTATATTATAGAATACTTGATAAGGAAGAACTATATCAATAATACTAAACTTACCAAAACCTGGCAGAAGTTCATTAATACCATTATAAGGAAGTTTACCTCGTCTATTATAAGCAATAGCACGTGCTCCATACGGATAAATAGCATCATTGCGAGTACCTATACGAGTACATTCATAAACTTGTGGTTCATAAATATATTCTATAGAAATATCTCCAATAGCTTGATTAAGTTGGTATTCATCGTCCTCTATACGAGTATCCATAAGACCAGCTTCATTTGTATAAGTAACAAGAGCACGTCTTACTTCTCCTCTCCAAACTACATGCCAAACATCATACAAATCACTATTAGTATCTCGCATCATAACAGGATTCTTAGCAAAGAAATCTCTATCTTCTTTACTATATTTCCTACAAACATCAGGAAAATAAGTTTCATATTCTCTAAACGTCAAATCAATAGGAGAAGCAACAGAACGTTTAGCATAGAATGTTTCAAGAAATTTTCTTTGATTTTCATCAAGATAATCGTCAAACTCATCAACTATTTGTTGATATGTAAGTTTACGATGTTCACAAAACATATCATCATCCTCTCTAAAGATGTTATCAGTATTAATAGGAAAAGCATCACGAGGAGAAACATTACGTTTAATTAACTTATTTCCTACAACATCGGTATAAGTATAGCATTCACCAAAACTAACAAAATCAAAGTAAGCACGAGCATAGAACAAAGTATCTTCTGTAATATCTTTAATAACATTAAACAGCGATTGTCCTTGTTCAGAAATATCGTCTATATAGTTATCATTAACTTCTTTAGTAATAGCTTCTATATCAATAGATTGCTGAGGATTAAATTGTTGTGGGTCATTACCTTCATTAATCCATTGAGCATAACTTTGTTGAATACGTGTTGCAATTTGTTGTTCAACAATACGACGAACTTCTTGTCGAATCTTAGAATCACGAGCAAGCACTACTTCAGGATTATTAGCTCCAACAATAAAATCATGAGGATTCTTAACATATTCTCCAATATATCTACGAATAATACCTTTCATTAAATCATAATTACGCATCGTAGCAGGAAAACGTTTATACTTTTCTTGAGTAGCATTATAAGGATTTAGAATCTTTCTATAAAACTCATCTGGAATATGTCCTTGAAGAACTCCATATTTAACTTCTAAATCACTATTATTCCTATTGCCAATCCCTTGGGCAATAATCCAATCAGCACATTGAGAATACCATTCAGGGTCTTTTTTACGAGAATTAGGAACTCTCTGCTGTGGAAAATCAAAAGATTGATAATTACCTCTCATACTTTAAACATTAAAACCATTCACGAGTTAAAATATCATTTTCATCAAGATTTTCAGGATTTAAATCTTTACGCTTTTCAAGTTCATCTTGAGCAAGAAGATTAAAAGCTTTCCATTCAATACCTCTAAGTAGCATAGAAGAAACACGGTCAAAGTTACCTTTAACACTCCATTTCTTTAGTTCAAGAATAGTCTGATAATCATATATACGATGAAAATTACGAATAGGATTATCAAACTCATCTCTTCCAATTTCTTCATATAAAAACTCTTTTAAAAGTCTAATACAATCAAGTTTATGAGCTTCACCAGAAACATTATATCCATAAGTAGTATTAATCTTTCCTTTAAAAGAAGGGTCAAAAACAAATAGAGGTTCACAAGCAAGATATTGTAAAGCTCCCCACTTACGGAAATTAGAAACAGTTTCACCACGATTTACCTCAACATTAGTAGTACCAATGCAATTATAATACTTAGCAAGCATATAACATATTCTATCAGCTTCTTCCAAAGTATCAGGACGACCATAATAAGTACAAACAAGTTTTTGTTTATAACCATTAAGATAATGAGGATTCATCCAAACCATAATACTATTATGAGAATGTTTAATAGTAACCTCATCTTTATTTTTATCAACACCAACAGGGTCATAATTAATACTATAAAGACCTTCTGGAATACGTTTAATTAGTTTGCCACCGATATTAACTTCTTCATACTCTGGAGCAAACCAACGACGAATACATCCATGAGGGTCTTCATGTCCTCTACGAGGAACACCATAAATATAATCATAAACTTTCTTACCTTCAGAATGCAATCGAGCATTAGACTTAAATCGAACATTACCAGTGTCATCAAGTTCAAGCATTCCATCTACATAAAAATGTAAATCATTATCAACTCTAAGTCTATCTTCCCAAGCAGAAAGTTCTTCAGAACTAAATATATTTTCAGAAGCACTACTAAAAGATTCAGCAGGAAAATTAGCATACTGACCAAGATAATTAATATAGTCAGAATATTTCTTTACACTTTCTTTCTTTTTAAGACGCTCACGACGAGCAATCTCAAGTCCAACAAGAATGTTACTGTTTCCATCTTTATCGACTCCAGCAACTCCATCAATTTCTCCTTGAAGTCCCCAACAATACGGTTTAAAAAAGCCGCAAGTTTCATTACGACAATCTCTATCCCATACATTTTCAAAAGGCATAAAATTAAAGCCTTTGACATCATAAAAATTCTGTTCAAAGACTTGCATATTACCAGAAGTAGCAGTACCCCAAGCACACAACATACCAGTAGTATAAGCACCAGTACGCATAGCTGGTTCAGTAACATTCATAAATTCATCAAAGTTATCCATAGTAGAAACCTCTTCTACCTTTACTTTGACAGCATCTTTACCAATAGCACAATCTGGATTATTTGCAGCAGAAACACTAATAAGAGCAGAACGCCAAGATTTATCGGCTTCCATACCATTAGGCAGCTTGTAACCAAGACGAAAATCAGATTTAACAGTGGAAAGTATTCCACGAACAAACGGAGTATTTTCTTCATAAAACTTTAAATCATTAACTGCAAAGTCAGTAAGGCCACCAGTTTGAGTTAGATACTTTTTATCAACAGCAACATGAATAACTACTTTACGAGAACTACAATTAACAGCATTCGCACTATCAGCAGCCATCATATAGGAAAAACCACCACGACGTGTCTTATCTATCAATAGATGGAAACCGTTCTTCTCTGCGAACTCCATTACATGAAACATCCAGAACTGCGAATCAAAGAACAAAGGGAAGTCGAACTTCTTTTTTGCCGTATTAGTATTACCACGTTGAATAGTAGTTTCATCCAGCTGTTCTATACGAATATAATTAAGAAAATTATAATGACTACCTGTAATACGAACATTATGTATAGTACCATTTGGGTCCATTAGACAAGGCGCAGTAAAACCATATTTACGTCTATGTTGTTCTCTACGTCTAAACTGACGATGAGGTATAGAATCAACTTTATAAGAAGTATATTGACCTTTATGTTTTTTATAATAAGTGGCTTGTTCATAAAAAAGTTCAGTATTAACAAACTTCCAACCCGGTCTAATATTCATAAGAAAACCACCACTATCACCTAAAAGAAATAAGTCGTCGTCATCGACATAACCAGCATCTTTGGCGTGTCGATAACGCGACTTATCTTCATTAATAAAATCAAGAAAAGGATAACTTTCCATAATTTACTTAGCTATAATTCCAATAATAACTCCAATTATAGCAGCTCCAGCAGACCATCCTATAATCTTATTTCGTTTTCTTTGTCTTTCTAAATCTTCTTCAATGTTTTTAGCAATACAATTAGATTCATAAACACGTTGTTGGAAATCAGCTATAATTTTTTCTTGTTCTCTAATATATTCATCTTTAAGACTAATAATAGAATCTTGTTCGTTATTAATACGAAGAAGATAATTACGTTCTATCATCTTAGCGTTAGCAAGACGAATATAGCCAATATTGATAACAATAGTAGTATCTGACCACTGCACTCCGCCCGTAGAGGGAGGAACACTATCATTTCTCGCTTGCAAGTGATTTAAACAGCTTAACAGCACTACTATCATCAAGCTCAAAACTCTTAGTAACTTCATCTTTCATTTCTTGTTTAAGATTATAAATAATAGTATCTTTTCTAATAATATTATATTCAATAGAATCAATTACTACTTTATTATAAATAGTATCAGGTTGTATAACTTTATCATAACTATCTATCTGATATTGTTTATAAGCAGCAAATGTACCAACAATACAACCACATATAAATACTAACAATGATAGTATAGTTTCTTTAAAGTCTTCCATATTCCATAAGTTTATCTTTAATATCTTTATTCCATTTACCAGTAATATCAGTACCAGCTACTCTTTGAGCTATTCTAATAGCAGTAGTTGGCCCACAATTAACACAAGTATCAAAAAGTTGATGAGCTATACCTTGACTTGGAATATCATCAAGTTCAAGAATATCCCAATACTTTTCTTTATAAAGAGCTTTAGCACTATTAGTAAGATTTTCATCTTTCTTTAGACGAGCAGTAATACCTTTAGTACCATGTTCTTTCTTAACCTTATCTATAATAGTCCAGCCTTCCCAATTAGGATTATTAACTCGACTAATACCAAGATAAGTTTCTCCACCTGCATCATCAGGGTCTTTTACATAACCACCTTCAGCAAGTATAAGTTTTTCAAATTCTTCACTAAAATTAGCCATATATTATTACTCATTAAGAACACGATTTATCCACCCATGAAGAAACTTACTATTATTTCCTTTTGTAGAAATATCATTGTAATACTTTATACGACCAAGTTTATACTTAGCTATAAACAAATCTTCACCAAGACTATCTCTAACAAAGTTAAGACTGTCTCTTGTAAGTCTTAATTGTTCTCTAATAATAATATTCTCACCAATAGAAATAGAATCTTCAATAGGAACATAAATTATCTTTTCTACTGGAGTATTATTACAACCAATAAGTAGAGAAGCAATAATAATTAAAACTACGCCTATTCTCATAACTTTAGTCAAATAAACCTTTACTACGAACCATAGTTGCTTGAACGACTTTACGTCTATCAGCAAGTATATTAATAATCTCTTGTTTAAGATACTTCATCTTATGAAGTGTAACAGTTTCTTTAGGATTCTTTTTAATATGATATAAACCATCTGGAAAACGCTTAGGCATCCCATACTGATTAAGAACAAAATCAGAATCAATATGACAAAGCCAAAGACCAGCACAAGGAATACCAAGAATGGACTCAACCATAAAAGCATACATAGAAAGTTGAAGATTATAAATACTACCATTACAATCCGGTAGATGATTGACAGGAGGTAGCAAAGTATCATTTTTAGTAACCCAAACATTCGTAGTTTGATGAGGTTTAACAGTTTTATCTTTCTTATAATAACCTGATTCAAATTTAAGACCTCCTCTATTAGTTTTCCAATCACCAATCACAAATTGATCATCACGTACACATAGAACATCAATAGTACCTGAAACAAGATAATCAATAAGAAAAGCACCAATCTCTGCATATATCTTATAACCTCTATTAGTATAATAATTAAATACTTCATAAATCTCTGGATATTTATGCTCAGTAAGTTCTATAAATTCATTAATATCAAGTTCTCTAACATTAATATTAATATTAGGAAGGTCTGCAATAGTAATCATTTCACCATTAGGTTTAATCATATACTTAACAGCTTCCTTAAACATAGAAGAACCTTTAATACCATCTTCCAGACCGTTATGAGTAGCAGTACCTCTCTTACAAGCTTCATCAGTTATATCTTGCCATTGTTTAGCAAGTCGAGCTTCTGAAATACCAAGTTCTTGAGCTTTCTTTTTAAGCCAATAACTTTTATCAAATTCAGGCTTATAACTATGAAGGAGAGTAGTAGTAGACTTATATTCATTTCCATAAGTATCATTATACTTATGTCCATCTTCTTTAAAAATAAGTCTAACATCATTATATCGAGTATCTCTTAATTGTAACATAACTTAATCTTCATCAGCATCCATACTGGACAAAATTTGTTTACCACCACGAGCAAGTTGCTCTTCCTCTTCATTACGAAGATTTTCATAAGCTGTTCCAAGAGCTTTTGTAAGTGCTGGTATTTCAGTAATACGTTTACTAACGCTATCCATAAGAACAAGAATAGGAGTAATATCTTCATCAGCTAAAGCTCCAGATAACTTTCTATTAAGTTGTTCATTGATACGTACAGCAGCAATAGAAACAAGATGAATAGATTTACGTAAAGCCTCGAGAGCAACACCAGCTTCAGTTATATTACTTATATAATATTTATCAATTAACTTCTGAACAAGACTATCAGGCATATAATCTTTAGGAAGATTATAATTATCAATAGCCATCTTTAGAGCTTCTTCATCACTAAGACCTTGCTGTTTAGCAGGACTTTTAGGGTCGCCAAGATAATAAATAACTCCAACTTCAGAAATATATTTTCGTTTATCTTTAGAAGTATCACGCTGCCACAGCAGAGCAACATCTTTATCTTGCAATTGACGAATAGTAGGAGCTTTAGGCATTCCAGTTTCATCAATAGTAAGCATCTTTTCTATTATAACATTAGGAGCAATCATATAGTTTTATCTTTAAGACGTTGATATTGTTCTTCCCATTCAGCATCAAAATCAATAGGAGCAAGAAGTCTTATAGAATAAATAAACATATTAGCATAATTTCTACCAAGCTTTTTATACAGCTCTTCATACTTCTTCTTATTACAACGTTTAATCCTTGTTATAATAAGTTTTTCTTCATCTATCTTTTTCTGTTCAAGAGCAAATTGTCTATAAGTATCTCTAACATAATTCTTATAATCTTCTTTACTCATATTCTTACGCATAAGAGAAAGATGAAGTTTAGCATCTCTAAATCTACGCTTAATAGGATTAATTCTAAGACAACCTATATAAGGAAGACTAACAGTTTTCATTTCTCGAATAGAAGCAGCAGCGGACTTCTCAAGATTAGTTATAATAGATTCACAAAGAATTTTCTCTTCTTCATCTTCAAAGTCCATCTCACCAAGAATATCACTAATATTCTTACTAATTATGACGTATTCATTGTCAGCTTCTTCTATATCATTAATCTGTTCATTATTCATAATAACATCTTTAATATTAACAGTAATAATAGCTGTAATAGAATCCCTCACTACGTTCGGGAACTTGCCCGTAGAGAAGGCATTACAGCTATCCGTTCCTTCTTATGCTTGAGCTACATTAGCTCTATAAATAAAAGGGTCTATAACTTTATTATCAATATCAACAGATGCAGAAATATCATTAACAGGTATAATCTTAAACTCCATCACGATTATGTTTTGCTCTGCATACTCATTAATAGCAAGTTTCTTATCTTTACTTACAATAGCTTTTATAAGAGCAGGGTCGGAAGCAAAGTATCTCTGAGCATTATCAGAATTAATCATAATAGGAATATTAATATGAACACCACGTTCAAGATTAGTTCTATCAATAATAAGTTTTTGACCAACTTTTACATTTACTTCTTGAGCATCTTCATCAGAGATTTTAGCAAGAAGTGGTACAACAGAAATATTAGCTGTACGCTTAGAGTTAATCATAGTAACAAAATCAAACAACTTAGTCTTAAAACATAAAGCTACAAGACAATAATGTTTAGGAAGATTAATACCTTTAGTAGCTTCAGTAAGCTGTTCAACTGTAATTTCATTTACATTAGAAGGAAAATTAATACCATAATTTTTAACTTCACTTTTAATCTGAATCATAACTTTATTAATTTAATAAACAACAATAAAAAGCAACTTGAATAGGAACTCTTCCTCTACGGGCAAGTTCCTAAAGTCAAATACGACTTCTACGAGGCGGTTTGCCATCAGCACCACCTACTTTAAGAAAAGCATCATCACTCATAATATAACCAGTTCAACAATTAATATAAATACTAATGTAATAAAAATATATTATATACAAGTACTATATATAATATATTTATTATATTGTTATACTATTAATAATAAACATAATGTTATGAATAATAAAGTTACTATTAATCTTAAAGCTATAAGTCATTTAGATTTTAAACATCTTGTTACTTATAGAGTTCTTAATTATCTTATGGTTCATTTTGATACTGAAATGGATAAGATTAAACTTAATGCTATTGATATTGCTCTTGAATTTAATACTTATACTAAAGCTATTAATCTTGCTATTAGAGAACTTCTTGATAATAAAATTATTTTTAAAGTAGATTTTTATAAGAATTGGTATAGTATTAATAAGAATGTTTTTGTTGAATTTAAAGAATAATATAGTTATGAATAATTATAAAGAATATAAATGGGGAGATATTACTGTTAAAGTAGAACATGCTCCTGCATTTGATTGTGTAGTTTGTATGAATCCTCACGATGTAGATTTTACTCGTAAAGTAAATAAAACTGACCATAGTATTAGAGTTGAAGGTATGGCTTGGGAAGATACAAGGTATCTACCTAAAGTTATTGAATAAGATTTTACTACTAATATCGATTATTATATTATCTATAAGATATTACTGTTATGCCTTAAATTCCTGAATATTAGCTATTTACTAATTGTTAAATGTTCGCCAGAGCGTACATTTAACTAAACTTTTAACACTAATTGTTCACGATTACATACATTCTTTTGCTATATTCCAGAATTTATTAATTATATAATGTATAAAGATATGGCTTATTTTAGTTTTGAAACAAAAGCTCTAAAGGCTTATGGACAACTTCATGCTAATAAAGCAGAAGTTGCTGCTAAAGATATTGTTCCTACTCCTTTTCCTATGGAATATGAATATGCGGAAAGAGATGTATATGAACAATTAGAAATACTTGATGCAGAATTTCATTGTAAGAGAACTACTATTAAAAAGAAATTTAGTATTGTTACTAATTTATATGCTACATTACTTCCTACATGGAATTGGCAAGCTGCTCTTATAGCTGGATATATTATTCAGAATCTTGAATATAATAGTAATATAATTAAAATTACTGAAGAAGATTTTAAATCATATAGCGGTATGGGTAAAGTAAGTTTTTATGAAGGTATTAATACAATAGTTAGAGCTGAATCTCCTTATATATGTGCTGGAGATGCTTCAAAACTTATTGCTCGTACTACTAAAAAGAGTATTTATGTAGTTAATCATAATATTATTTTTAAAGGGAAGTTAGAGAGATTTGTAAAGATGTATAAAGATAAGTTTCCTAATCCTTGTGAGTTGGATAGTAGAGGAAAAGTTGTAATTAGGAATTAAGATATGAGTTATATTAATGTTAATAAAAGGCTTTCTAAATTGAAAGATGATTTAGATGAAATTCTTTCT